AATAATATAAATTATTATTTACTTAAAATCAAGTCAAATTTCTATTTTATCTGAATCTTCCTCTTTAATAGTAATTGTGTCAAAATAAAACTTTATGCTTGTTGAAAAAAATTCTATATTATTAAATCTTTCACAAAGATAAGCTGTAACCAAAACAAATCTATTTTCAAAAAATAAAACTATATCACAATAATCTTTTAAATCAATAAAAGATAAAATATAAATACAGCTCAATCCATGTAAACCAATTTCAATAGAGTTTTCTGGTAGTCCTGGCGGTCCTGGCATAAAACTTTTTAGACAAGAAATCTTGTCATAATACACTATTTTCTCCCGAGTTCAATCAAAACATAATCTACCCAATCAGAGATATCTCTAAAATTTATAATAACCTTTTCTGGTTTTATTTGTAATACAGTACTCATTCTATTTCTCTTTTCACTGGGTATGAATACATCATGAACTGTCCTATCTGTAAATTTTGTCCCACTACACTATTTTTACCAATTAACCCATTTCTATTAGCAAAACAACCAACTATAACTTCATCGAAAGGTTCATATTCATCATTTGTACCAACAAAAAAACCTTTATCTATATTTCCAAACTTTCTTCTATCCTCGTTAAGATGTCTGCCTTCCAACTTACCCCTCAATAATAAAGATTTTGCCCCTTCATCAGTTATCTGTGACATTGTTACCATAACAAAATGTCTATCATCAGCAATTCCCTTTAATGAAATATATGTATCATTTATTATATCTCTTGGTTGTCTTGAAAAATCTTTTGGACTCATAATATCAGCATAATCCGTTATACATACATCAATTTTTACATTTTCAATCAGTTCTAATTGTTCTAAAAAAGAATCAAGTTTCCCCACAGAACAAGTCCCCATTGGATACTTCTGAATAAATAGTTTTCCACTGGTTATTTTCTCAAACTTTTTTCTATTCTTTAAGACAAGTTCTTTATTATAAATGCTATCCCGTATATCATAAACAACTTGTCTTTCACCATTTTTATCTAAAATAGGTATTTCAACCTCCCGTGGCTTATCCGAATCAGAAACTAAACCACCTATCATCATATCATACCTAATTATAGTATCTTCAAGAGAATTTTCATGCGAAACGTGAACAACTACCAATCCCTCTTTTAATGCCTGATATGCCATATAATGACCAAACCAACTTTTACCACCTTTATAAGTACCTGCTATTACTATAAAATCAGTCCGTTTAATCATAACATACTTATCAATTTCAGGAATATCAAGACTAAATAATCTTTCTGGTTTATCTGAACGCTCAACTAAATTACTACTAAAAAAATTACTACCAATCTGCTGAGATTGTATACCACAACGTAAAGTGTTTTGCATCAGTTGCTGTGCTTCATCAAACTTATTTCTCTCAACTAATTCAGCAAAAAGATAAGTAGCTTTTATATAAGTTTTTTCGCGTATAAAATTATTTAATCTTGATAATACATAATCTTTATCTGGTGGAAGTTGAAAAAGATCCAACAAATAAGAGATATATCTAACTATAACATCAAGTAATTCCTTTTCAATAGTATATGAATATATAGATAATTCATCGTGAAAATTATTCTTTGGGGCTTTTTGAAACTTTTCAAAATAATCACAGATAATTTTATAAGTTTTTCTTACATGGTCACCTGAAAAAAATTCATCAGGAACTTGATTTACAACTAATTTTATAAATGTATCATCAGTTATACATAAAAAAATGAGACTATCCTGTAAATGTTCAGAAATATTTTCATTCATAATTTATCCTATTAATTAATTTATACCAGAGAATTTTATTATTAAAATTTGCATAAAAAACTTTTTTATTTTTTAAAATTTAAAAAGCTCTCTCCCCCTCTAGGGGGAGAGCTTGTTTAAAATTACATAATTTTTAAAATATAAATTTTAATTTTTTCATTCATTTTTTAAAAACTAGTGCATACTCATGTCTTTTTGCTACAATTTTATTTTTAATTATCTGTGAGGCAAAAATAGCTCTAAAAGATGTACCTAAATCTACGATAATGATATCATGATAAATAAAACCTACTTCTGTCATTTTATTAATGATATCCCCATGATAATTATAAAAAATTCCCTTTTTTCTAAAATCATTAACAAACCATACGCAGAAGGCTCCTTTTTTTAAACATCTATAATTTTCTTTCATAATTAATTGTAAATTCATTAAAAAAGCACTATAGGTTTTAGAAAATTCTAATTGCTCTTTTTCATCACCATAATGTTCCATATCCCAGTATGGTGGACTAGTAATAGTAAAATCTCCAAAATCATCTTTAAAAGGCAATTTTCTACTATCACATTCATATAATTTAATAAATGAATTATTTTCAATAAAAGGACTTTCATTTTTAATTATGTTTCTTATCTCTTTATTCATTTCCATAAATTCATGGCAAATATCACAACCATAATAATTTCTTTTAAGCTCGAAGCAAAGTTGCATCCTTGAATTATGACCAGCAAAAGGGTCTATAATAATATTATGTTCCTTCGTATATAAATTAATAAGATTTCTACCAACATTTTGTGAAAATAAAGATAAAGTACCAGAATTTCTACCAACTCCTGAAATGGAAAAAGCATCCCTCTCTTCCTTTTCCATTCCATCTTTATAAAATTTTAATTTTTGTGACTTATAATATTGAGTTTCACTTTGTTTTTTATCAATATAATTCTTTTTATTAATCATTTTCCCACTTGAAACAAAATCAATAGCTGATTCACTTTTATTATGTTTCATAATAGATTCTGGTATTACACCACCAAACTTTAATAATATTTCTAATCTCTGTTCCCTTGATTTATTAAGGCTTTCTTTATCTTTTGCCATCTCCCCTCCAAAAAGTATAAAATTTTATATTAAAAATATTTTTTTGTTTTCTTAAAAATTTTACTTGCATTTTATTTTTAAACAGAATATATTATTCACAGACACAAAAATCAAGAGAAATTTTAACAATTCAAAAAATAAAAAGGAGGTAGCATGTGAATGACGAAGAAAGAAAAGAGAAATTCAAGATAGCTTTGATTAAATCTGGAATGAATATGAAGGAGTTTTGCTTGAATTTTGGTATTAACTATAGTGTCTTTAATCAAGCTATTAATGGATTTACATCAATGAAAGAGGAGTTTACAAGAGTGGTAGACAAGTTTATATCACAATTTAATTAAAATCTTAAAGAAAGGGACAAATCAATGGTTGCTCTTAAGAACAGAACAATCTCGAATGAAGATGCAAAAGAATTTATTGGGAAATTAGTAACTTTTTTTGATGGAGAAAATGATTATGAAGGCGAAATTACAACTATCAATACTGATGGTACTTTCAGAGTCGATACCGGGGATCAGGAATGGGATCTTAATCGAGATGAGTTTGACTTCATTGAAGCAGACGAAGATGAAATAGTATCTGAGGAACCCGAACAAAAAGATACTACTGATGATGAAGAGGAAAAGGAGGAAGAAGAGGGGGAAAAAGAGTGGGTGACAGCAACCCCCAATGAATTATCAGCAGATACTATTAATGCAATGGATTTATCTGAACTCAAAAGCGTTATCAAAGAAAAAAACATCAAAGGGGTTCCTCTTGCATTCTATCGCAATGCAGAAAAACTTAAGAGTGTAATTATCAAAGAACTCGGTCTTACTGGAGAAAAGAAAACTATTTCAAAGACTAATGAAGAAGAAGATAAAAAGATACCAGCAAAAAAAGAAACAAAAGAAAAAGAAGTTTCTAAAAAAACTATAAGAAAAACTATTACTGAAAATATTCCAAAAGAAAAAAAAGTAAAACAAAGAAAAAGCAGAAAACCTAAAGAAAATTCCGCAACCAATCTATCTATGAATGCTATTATTAAAGCATTGAGAGAAAGTTTTAAAACAAAAACAGAATTAACAACAATAGGTATGGAGTTTGCCACACCTGGGACAACAGGAATTATGATTTATTTTGTTTTAAGATTTGCTCAACTTCTGGATATTCTTGAAGAAAAAGATGAAAAGTTCAAAATCAATCTTTAATTTTTAATTTTTTAAAATTTAGGTGATGGCTGCATTGTTTACTTTCGATTCCCTTCGCAGAGACGATGTGGTCATCACCTTAAATTTAATTTAAAAAGTATAATAGTAACATATTCCTGACTGTTATTAAAAGGGAGATTACTTAATGAAGATAAAAACTGATTCTTTTAAATCAATTATAAAAGATTTAGAACCTGCAGTACAAAAATCATCTGAAATTCCAATACTTTCTCATATCTTGGTTACAAATGAATTTGTTCAAAGTTATAATTCCAAAATCGGATGCCACATAACCACTGATTTATTTAATGAAATTGATGAGCCTTTATGTATTCCATTTATAAAATTAAAAGCATTCATTTTAGGGACAACATCAGAGATAACTGAAATTAATATTGATGAGAATAATATGAATTTAAAATCTGGAAAATCATCTGCTAAAATACCATATCAAAGCGGAAAGGACTTTCCAGAATTTATAGAACTCATAGAAAAAATTATGGTCTCAAATAAACCAGTAACTAATGAGATATGTGAAGGGCTAAAACTCTGTTCGTTTTTTGTAAGTAAACTTAAAAATATTGAAATCATTCAAGGAGTAAATTTACAAAGTCTTCGAGTACAAGCGTCGGATGGAAAAAGAATTGCAATGTATACCTTTAAAGAAGAAATAATTAAAATAAATACAGTAATATCAATAGACTTCATAAAAGCATTGAAAGGTTCCGACTCAATCTATTTTGAAGATGATAAAATAGCAATCGGAAATGATAATACCATATATTTTGCTCCGACTATTCAAGGAGATTTTCCTCCAGTCGAAAAATATTTACCACAAGTAAAAAGTTATATTAAACTTCCTATTGAAGAAATGAGAAAGTCCCTGAAAAAGATAGGAGATTTTTCAGAAGATGGGATTGAACTTGCACGTTGTACTATTCAATTTGAAAATGGAATTGAAATAAAATATCAAGGACAAACTGCTCATGTGAAAGAATTTTTTGACTTTGGTGGAAAGATAAAATCAAAAGGATTCAAACTTAATCCATATCATTTTGAAAAACTTCTTTCATACTGTGAAAAATTTTCTTTTGTATCAGTAGATTCATTTGATATTCTTTACGGAAGTACAGAGGATGATAAATTCAAATGTATTATGTCTCTTGAAAAGATATAAAAAAGTAAAATAATAGGTGGGTAGTGACAACACTCTGAAACATCGGTGAAATAAATGGTCGACAGGAAGGCTGCTCCGATGTGCTGAAGGCCTTCACCCACCTACTAATTAATTAAAAAGTGGGCTAAATATGACTTTCTTTTTCAATCCGGATGAATTTACCAATAAAAAGACTACAAGTAAAAGTTTTATAGCCGAACCTTGTAAACTTTGTAATCTTTATAAAAAAGTTCATTCACCAAAAATGGAGCCTTTTGGTGGGAATAAAAAAAATATATTTATACTTGGTGAAGCTCCCGGTGAAGATGAAGATGAAGAAGGAATAGGATTTGTTGGAAGGTCAGGCAGACTCTTAAATAGAAATTTAAAAAATAATGATGTAAATTTTGATGAAGATTGTATCAGATCAAATGTTTTACAATGCAGACCCCCCGATAATAAATTTCTTCCGGATAAGGTTCAATATTGTTATGAACGATTGGAATTACAAATTAAAAAATATAAACCAAAATTAATTATGTGTTTTGGATTTGAATCAATAAAAAGAATACTACAAACTAATCTAATGCCCACCACTTTAGAATGTATACATGGACTTGTATTTCCATCGGTAAAATATAACTGCTGGGTCTCTTGTCATTATCATCCTGCTTTTATATTGAGAGTTCCTGATTATGAAAATATGTTTAATAGAGATATTATAAAAGTTTTATCTTATCTTAAAAAAGACTTACCAAAAACATTATTAGACTCCGGCGAAAATATAGTTATTGAAAATAAAGAAGATATTATTGATTTTCTTAATTCAATATCAAATATAAAATTTGCAGTTGCATTTGATTTTGAAACAAACGAATTATCCCCTTTCTATGAGCATTCTGAATTACTTTCTGTCTCATTTTCTTTAGATGAAGAAATTGGTTATACAATACCATTAAAACCGGTAGATGAGGATGTTTGGAATGTCTTCGCTGGCTTCTTAAAAAGCACCACTCCTAAAATTTGTCATTCTGGCAAATTTGAAGAGATATGGTCACATCAATTATTATTCCAGCCTATGTGTAATCTTTACTGGGACACCCAACTGACAGCTCATTTGCTTAATGAGCACCCAGATACAAAATCTCTTGCATTTCAAACATTTCTCTCTACCGGTGAAGAATATAAGGAAATGGTTGACAGAAAACGCATGGCAGAAATGAAAAAAGAAACAGTTTATAAATATAACTCATTAGATTCAAGATATACATTTTTCATTTATAAAAATCAGATGAAGGAAATAGTAAAAGAGCATCTTGAAAATCCAAGAAAGTTTTTACTGAAAGGCGATAGAGCCCTTGCTCAACTTGAGTTAAATGGTGTTAAAATAGATAAAGAGGCTTTTTTTGATTATAGAGATAATCGTATTGAAAAAATTTATAAAGAATCTATCCAAAATATAAAAGGTACTGAAGTAGCCAATGAGTTTAGAAGGAAAAAGGGATACGAAATAGATATAAATAAATCTGATGATTTGAAATATGTATTTTTCAAAATTTATGATGTTAAACCTTTAACTTTAACTGCAAAAAAGAAAGAGCCACAACTAAATGATGATTTTTTTCAATTTTATAAAGATGATGCAGAAATAGGAGAATTTTGTAGTAATATTATTGATTATAAAACTGTTTATAAAATGAAAACAACCTATATCAAAGCAATTGAAAAGTATGTAGATAATAGTTGGATATTACATCCTGTTTACAATTTATGGTCGACACTAACTTATCGTTCTAGTTGTGATTCTCCTAATTTACAAAATGTACCAAAGAGAGATGAATCACAAGCAGAATTTAGAAAGATATTTGTACCAAGATTTGATTATTTACTTGATGCCGACCATAAAGGTTCAGAAGTAGTTATACAAGCTATTCTTGCTAATGATAAAGTTTTAATAGATCAATTAAAAAATGGACTTGACCCACATAGATACTGGGCAAGTAGATTATATAAATTACCTGAAAAAGATATAAGTAAAAAACAAAGATATAATACAAAGAATGGTTTTGTATTTCCACTTCTTTATGGTAGCTATCATGTTACTATAGCAAGATCTTTGGGGTTGGAAGAAAGTCATGTAAAAGAATGTGAAGATGAATTTTTTACTACATATAATGGAATAAAAAATTATCAAAATGAAAAAGTAGAAGAATATGAAAGACTTGGTTATATAACAACTCCTCTTGGCTTTAGAAGGCATGAACCATTATCTAGAAATCAGATTGTAAATTATCCTATTCAATCTGTTTCATTCCATTATCTTTTAGATACACTTTCTAGTTTGATTTTAGTAATATTGAAAGAATATAATTTTAAATCAATGCCAGTTTTGCAAGTACATGATGATATACTTTCAGATATGGTTGAAAACGAAATAGAATACTATTATGAAATATTGCAAGAATTAACACAAAATAAACCACAGTTTAAGTTTGTAAAAGATTTAAGTATCACAGTTGAATATAGTAAAGGAAGAAACTTGTTAGAAATGGAGAAATTATATGCTTAAAAAAATTATGATTGAAATAACAGAAAAACCTTCAATGAGATATACTATGAATAATTTAGCTATATGTCATATATACTCATGTAAACGATATTATATAGCATTTGCTACCATTGCAGAAGAAATAGCAAATATTAAACCACCGGCATTACTAGAAATAAGAGGATATTATAAAACTTATAAATGGACAGATTCAGAGGGTAAAGAGCAAACGAGAGAAGATTTTATAATTAAGAATTGGAGAGAATAATGGTATGTAGAACCTTTAGATGCAAAGGATAAAAAATGAGTCTATACCAAAATATGAGACCAAAATCTTTAGACATTTTAATTGGAAATAAAAGTACAGTTAAGAGTTTAAAACAAGTATTTAAATCCAAAGATAGACCCCATGCTTATTTATTCTGTGGTGAAAGAGGCACAGGTAAAACTACAACAGCAAGAATACTTGTTAAAGAATTAGGTTGTGCTGAAATTGATTGTATGGAATTAAATGGTGCGGATAATAGGGGTATAGATGATGCTAGAGAAATTATTGCAATAGCAAATGTTGCTCCTATAGGAGGAAAATGTAGAGTTATTATATATGATGAAGCACATAAACTAACTAATGAAGCTCAAAATGCTTTATTAAAAGTTTTAGAAGATACACCAGAAACCACTTATTTTATATTATGTTCAACTGATCCGGAAAAACTATTAAAAACTATAAGAAGCAGATGTAGTACATACAGGTTTGAATTATTAACTTCCGAACAAATGACTGAATTACTTGAAAATGTTCTTACCGAGCTTGAAAAAGATTTAGATGATAATATATTTTATGGAATAATTGATTGTGCAAATGGCAGTCCGAGAGATTCTTTAGTTTTACTCGAACAGATATTAACTTTAGAAGATCCAAAAGAACAAAAAATATTACTAAAAAAAAGTTTAATAGAACATGATACAGTTGAAATGAGCAGATTACTTTTAAAAGGAGGTTCATGGAAAAGCATAGTAGAAATTTATAAAGGAATAAAAGATGTAGATTCAGAAGTTATAAGAAGAAGCATTCTAGGATATATGAAAACTATAATGCTAAATGAAAGGGATTTAGATAAAATTGAAATTGCTTGTCAAATAATCAATGCACTATCAAAAAATACTTATGATTCAGGTGAACCACATCTTATTGCAATGCTATATGAAGCTAGTATGAAATAGGAGGTTAAAATGGCAACTTTAAATAAAAATGTTTTTAGATGTCCTTTTTGTAAGAAAACTATAATTGAAAAAGATTTATTTAAAAATTTAGTAAAAAATTATTCTTTAACCGAGGAAAATGATTATATAAAATATCAATGTAAAACATGCTTAAGTTTTTTTGAAATTAAAATACATTCTATATTCTATAGATTTAAATTTTAAATAATTAACAAAATCAATTTTTAAAGAAAGAAAGGAATTTACTATGTCAAAAATTGACCGTGAAACTCGCAAAAAAGCACTTAGAGAAGACCATAATAATGTAGGAAAAAGTGATAGAAGTTGGTATTTAGTAGATAATATTGAAGAAAAATTTGGCGTAAAGAATTTTACCCCAGCTGAAGGTAATGTGTTTCTTGCATTTCTTGAAAGATGGGAGGATCCTAAATTTTATCTTGAATTATTCGTACATTACAATATTGGTTCGGATAATCATGCTTTTTTATGCTTGGATAAAATGTATGGTGAACAATGCCCTATATGTGCTTATCGTGAAGAACTTAAAAGTTCTGGTGAACCAGAAGATATTTATAATGAATATCGTTGGACAAAAAGATATCTTATGTGGGTAGTTAATGCTGAAACAAAAAGAACTATTAAAGAAGGCCCTATGATTTATGATGCGCCGGGAACTGTTAGAAATGAGATACTCGATGCTTGTGTTGATCCAAGAAATGGGGAAATAATTGACCCCTCAGACCCGGATGAAAAAGTTAATATTGTTTTTAAAAGAAAAGGTAAAACAAAAAATAATACAAAGTATTCAGCTTTCCAACTTGAGGAAAGAGAAGATGAAATTCCAAAAGAATTTTATGATCTACCTGAAATGAAAGAATTATTACTGAAACCTGAAGTTTCAGATATAAGAAAAGTTCTTGGTTTTTCCTCAAGGGGACAAGAAGAAAAACATGATACGCCTCAACGTAGTAGATTCAGAAAAGATATAGATACAGATGAAGTGGGCAAAGATGAAGAAGAAAATAAAGAAGAAAGAAAACATGGTTTTAGATTTAAAAAGAATGAAGACGATGAAGAACAAGAGGAGAAACCTCGAAAAAGATTAAGTAAAAAAGAAGATATAGACGATGAGAATGATACACCCCCTTTTGACCGAGAGAAATATAAAAAAGAAGATGATGAAGAAAAAGAAAAACAAGAAGTATCCGCAAGAGTAAGAAACCGTTTAAAAAGGAGATAAAAATGGATAAAAGAATAATTGATTTAAATGATGCTTGTAAGCATGAGAATGAAGAATTTGAAAAGCTTCTTGAAAATATGTCTGATAATTTGAAAATTGATGTTTACAATTTAGAGGAGGATTGTTCAAAACATTCATCATTTTATTTGGTGGTTGCTTTATTTGCGTCAAGAGCTGGTTTACTTCAAAATAGGTCTGAGCTTCTTGTAAAAGAATTAAAAGCTGAAATAGGTACTGATATAAGAAGTGATCCAGATAAATATGGTATAAGTAAAATAACTGAAGGACAAGTTTTTGAAGCGGTTGATTCGGCTGAATATGCAAAAGAAGCAAGAATGATAC